AGCCTTAATAATATCTTTCGCTAATTCGTACCTACGTTGTTCCCAATCAATTACTAAATTCCCAACATTCAAAAAATCAAGTTCGCATTCTCTGAAAACCATATTATCGCACACATATAGGTTATCTCCGCTATGTTGCGCGTTGATATTTACTTTGGGAATTACATCTACCAAAACTCCTGTTGATTTTATTCTTGCTTTCATTATTCCTCCTTAATTATTCGCTCATTTATAATAAACTCTCCATGAATATCAATGGGAAGCATATTGGAAACACTCGCATGATAAGTCTTACCGTCCATTGCCTTATATAGTGGATGTATTTCTTTAGGCATAGGGGCAGGACATTTTTTACAATGTCTTATCATTTCAAAATGTCTGTTTTCCTTATTGCCACAACATTCACAATGAATTGGATAGTAAAAATAAGTACGTTCCAACTGGGTTTCTTTTCCACATATTTCGCATCTGCCCCATTCTATTGAATTACACATAAGTTATTCCTCCTTCTCTATCTTAATATCAGTTACTTTACCACGTTGACAAAACAGAAACAACCCATCGCATCACATAGATATGTTTCATGCCTCATCTCACACTCATCGCATTCCTTACGCAATGAACATTTACTGCAACCAAAATTTATAGTGAACGCATCAATCATTTCATGCAGCACTCCATTATTATTCCGTTTTTTACTTCCATAATTATTTTCTCCTATGCGTTTTACGGTTTTTATTCTTCTTCCTGCGTTTCGCAATCTGCTTGTTTGTACACCTATCATCTTTTGGGCGATATTTTTTCATTTTGGGTGCATCACACGGTTCTAAAGGAGAAATATCACTATATGGATTATAAATCTCATAACAAGTATTTTCATTCCAAAAAATTTCGTTCTGCATATTTTAATCTCCTTTCTCTTTAATCCGTTCAAGTACATCCTTGTTGGCTTCTAGTATATCATCAAAAGAAGGGATAGGCATCCACATGTCACACTCGTAGTCGTTCCAATCCTCAAATTCAAATCCTCCGTCTGTCGCAACGTATGGCGATCTCCCAGGTGAAACAACGATATAGCCACTAACAATCGCTCCATTTGATACCATTCTGCAAAGGACAAGCTTATTTGGCTCAGGCAACCGTTCCTTAACACTTATCCAAGGAGATTGCTTGGATTGCCATTCGGCTCCTTGAATAAAATTTATCTCTCCAAATTTTGCCAAATCTTTACCAAACAAAGTTCTGTCAACTGTCCTATGATTAAATAGGATATTTTCACTTGCTGCTGCTTCTACTGTCTGTTTCATATCTTTCTTATTACCAGTCTCCACCATCATTTAATACGCCATCAATAGTAGTTACACTATTTTCAATGTTGCTGCCTCCATATTGCGTAAATTCCGGTGTAGGATTATAGTCTGTATCTCCATGCATCATTACATGAAGTGAACCACTGGCTGAATACAGCCAAAGGCGTTTACCGTCCTTTTCCCACTTTTTTGCAAGTCGTTTCAAAGAGTCAATTAACTTATCTTCTTCGGGAGTACATTCTATCCCAGCTTCTGTTTGATATTTGCTCATATCTATATTTGATTTGAATTATTTTTTCCGTTGAATTTTCTTTGCCATCTGTCGCAACTGTCTGGCCTTATCTAGCGAACGTATGCCTCTACAATTGTCTTCAATTATTAAGGCCGCTTCTTTTAACAGTCTGAGCAATCGTACTGTATCTGTCTTACATATTTCCATTATTCGCTTGCTATAATAATTACCACCTTG